TTTTTATTTTTTTAGGCGTTAAACATTAATTGAATTATTACTCATTCTCTAGATTTTCTAAAGTTTGAGTTTGATACCTAGGGTCTTGTATTCCCTCAAGTATGCTCTTTATTGCCATTTCTACTATTTCAATGTGAGTATGTTCAGCTAGTTCACATCCTATTCCTGATTTAATAGACATGGATTTAGGGGTTCTGATGTACTTAATAACTACCTCAGGAACCACAAAAGTATTATCTGTATGAATATCAATGAAATTCTCCTCTATAGTATATACAGGGGAACGATAATCAGTGATATTGAAAGGGTCTAACATCATGTTTAATACATCATCATGTTGTGCAAATTTACAAATAGAAATTCTATTTTCACCACCATTTATAAAATTTCTATTAATAGTTGTGATAATTTTTAAATTATCAGGTGATAGTTCTAAAGATTGCTCTATCCCTGAGTCACTTGCCCATTTAATTGTAATAGATTCAAATGAACCATCATTTAATAATAGTAATAGATTATTAGACTGTTCTGTAGGGGTATTATGTATTGTCCCTAAAGATGCCAGTTCTGTATCCTCACTAGATACGGGAGTAGCAGTATTATTCCAGTTGTTTGCATCAATTAAATAATCATGTAATACTGGAAGTTTGTATCTATTAGGATTAATGAACATGATTGCCCCATCATCCTTTTGTATCTTGTAAATAAAATAACTTTCAGGGGAGTCTACATTAGGGGGGAACATTGGGATAGATAATAAATACTTTACCTCAGAGTCTGTATTAAGGGTAATATCTGTATTAGAGGTAATAACTTTATTACAAGAGTATTTAACTATTCCTCTAATCCCCACAAGAAACATGTAATCCAAAGGGAGAGTTACTCTATCTACATAGACATTAGTCTTATTAGCAGTGTAGACATATTTCCCAAGTAAATCCTGTAATATTCCGTGACTATAAGTTTTTATCTGTGAATCTACAACGAGTGCCCTGAGGTCATCGATTCTTTTTTGGGATTGCTCGAATCCCTTACCGAGCCTATTAGAAGTCGGGTTATACTTCTGCTTAATAAACCTGGTCATAGCCATGTTTAGCTCGTGATCGATTTCCTCAGGAAGTAAGTTGTCAGCCTGGTTAGATGCAATTTTTTGCACCCCCTGGTTAACAGCTATATGCATCTCGTTTATAGTCATTATGATACTTCTTTCAGTCTAGCTCTTAATATATTAACTAATCCTGAATTCTTCTTATTCTTAAAGAAGGTTATTGTGTCTTTAATATCCTCCCCAAGAGTTTCATCCTCATAGATAATCTGATTTCCAATCTTCCTTAAAATTGATTTAGCTATAAGCTCTTCAATTTCAAATCGAATTTCAAGATTAGTGTCTTGAGAATATTTTAAGAATCGTTCAGGGTTCTTTTCTTTATAATCGTAAAGAGCATTCTCAATTTCAACCTTAGATGTTCTCTCAGGATCTCCATTAAGTAATACCCTTAACAGCATTCTCATTTTACTATCATCTACAGAAACTTTGATAAACTCTTTATCAGCTTCTTTCTTAACTTGGATCTTCTCACTTCTCTTGAGCAAATCTTTTTGTGGGTCGTAGATGTAGAACCTTTTTGTCCCATCATTTTTCATTTCTTCTTCATTAGCAGCTACATGCCTGTGTTTTAGGCACCACTTCCAATAAATGTAATCCATTGCATTAACCGGGCTTCCATCATCATAAGTAGAAATATCTAATTCTACTCCTTCAAATGGGACTCGTAATGATAAACTTGCCCAAAAGTCTTTAGACTTAGCAGCAAATTCAGGATGTCCAAATGGGGAATCAATAATTCTTTTAAGAAGTTTACCTTCTTCTTCTCCGTCAACTCCTTTGAGTGGGAGGCGGTCAACAAAAATTGACCCTAGTTTAATTCTGGCTCCTGCTCTAATCTCTTTGGGGAGATGATTAAGAACCTCTTTTCTTCGAATAATTACTTTTCTTTCCATAATAAGTTCTTTTTGTTAGTTAGTATTAAAGGACAAAGAATAACCTTTAATTTTTTTATATTTAAAAAAGGGGGGAGTTACCCCCCTTTTTATTGCAAACCAAACAAATTACGATGCAGTACACTGAAGATCAAGGCTAGTGTCAAAACGACGAAGTAATACACCAGCTGTTTTCAACATATGAACAGAAGCACCGTCAATATCACTTGCACGGGTGTCGTTACCTGTAAATCCTTTTGGAACTACAGAACCAGCTACACACCAACGCATCATTTCACGACCCTTCTTATTTACCATTTGGAGGTTGTTTTCACCATCATAAGTAGATTGGTCAACAAACACCATACGATAAGACTCAAGAGGCAATCCAGAAACTGGGTGTTTCTTAGAAGCTTGAGCTACAGGACCGTGGTCAAATAACGGAGATTTAACTACATTAACTTTATGACCATCAACGTGCTCATAAGTAGTGAAGTAACCAGTGATACCAAGGTTACGGCCACTACCAGTAATGAATGTAGGTTGAGTAGTCTGAAGATATAAGTTACCACTATAGTAAGACTTAAGTGCACGGTCAAATTCACGAGCACCACCGATACCAGTATACAAAGTAACCTGCTTATCAGTAGCATCAGTCATACCATAGAACAAATCACCAATAGTCTCCTCAATTTTAGCTTGAGTAAGAGTAGAGTAAGTATCTTTGTTAATGATCTGCTCAAGCAAACCAGGACCAGAGATTACAGGCTGACCATTCTCATCGAGCATAGTGCTAACACCATTAGCATCGTGAGTCTTCTGGCCATACCAGTAGTACATTTCACACTCTTCTTTGAACTTAATCATGTGACGGTACTCTTCGTAATCCATCCACAATTTAGTCTTAGAACCCTCTTTTAAAGGAAGTTCGAATTGGGCTACATAATCTTTAGCATTTCCAGAGAAGTGATAAGATTTACGAATAGTACCAATTTTAGAACGAACTAAGCCTGGAGCAGTCCAGTTAGATGCATTACCACGTGAGAAGTCAATTCCTACGTTAGCATACAACATACCCCAAAGTGCACCTGCAGCCAAATCTCCATTTGCAGCAGCAGATAAAGCAGCAGCATCAGGAGAAACTAACTTCAAAGTATACTTCCAACCTAAACCATCAGCAACTGGCTCACTCATAATACGAGCAAGAACTCCAGATTGTGAAACCAAGGTGTAAGGGAAAATGAACCACTTGTCAGGGAATGTGATTGTGAAGGGGGCTCCACCTGCACCTGTACCTGAAGCAGCAACAACAGGACGAACATTAATTTCGTGAGTTTTTACACGATATTCATATTCGTAGCGATCGATAGAACGAGTATTACCAACTCCTTCCGTAAGGAAAGAGAGAGGGAATTTCTTTTCTTCACGACCAGCTAAGTGAGTAATGATCGGAGATAACTCCGCGGGACGTTCCATAAGAGCATTAACCAACGAATTAGTGTCGGTCATTTGAGCATCATTATAGTACGTTTTTAAAACTTGCATTAGTGCCATGATATTTAAAATTTAAATTGTTAATTGCGTTTTATTCAAACAGCCTCTTCATATCCAGTTGGTCTGGATCAAATCTTTTTACTTTCTTATCTACCATTCCTTGATTTCTAACTCTTTCATTCCCCAGTTGTAATTTCTCTCTAAGGTTTTTAGCACTTTCTGTTTTAGCCTTAGTAGTAATTATATCTGAAAGATTAAAGCCTTTATAAAGCAAGTAATCGATAGCTAATTTAGTCTCCAGGGGAGCACTACTATAATCCATATCTCTTTTTGTATTCCCTTGTTTATTTACAGGGGAAGAGATATAATCAAAGAATTTAGATTTCTCTTTTTCAGGGATTTTAATTCCTGCAAATTCTTTTCCTTCGTCTATAGTATTAGCTACTCCCTCCCAAAATTCTTGTTGCTTTTGCTGCATCTCCAACTGTTGTTGTTTCTGCATTTGCACCAGTTGCTCTCTTTCTTTAGCTTGAATAGAAGCTAATTGTTTTTGAGCAACAGCAGCTTTATCATAGAGTTTTCCAGTATCTTCATAATCCTCAATTGTGTCTTTAATGAATTCATCATCATGACCTTTAGATTTGAAGTAATCTGTAATCAACATCTTCTGCATTCGTGAGTCTGATTTGTCTAACTCCATTTGAGTATAATCCGAATTAGGATTATAAGCAGTAAAGAATTTCTCAGAATCTCCTCCTGCTAATACATAATCTAGATGTTTCTGAACTAAAGGGAATTGACTAAATAATTCCTGAATTTGGTCTTCAGCTATATTCTGTGCAATATCTTTAGTAAACTCTACTAAGCCTTCTTCAGTATCAGCATAGTTATTGTCAATTTCATAGCCTAGTGCCTTTGCAATAGACTGAGCAATCGAAGAATCTGAATCTTCAGAAGTATTATCTACTCCATCATCTCCATCCTCATCTTCTTCGTCTTTTGTATTTTTTCTAGACGACTTAGAAGAATCTTCATCTCCTTCTTCGTCATCTTCTTCTTGTTCTTCTGAATCTGTGATAGCATCATCTTCATCTTCATCTTTTGAAGACTTCTTTTTAATGTCATTATCAAGTTCCTCAGAAGTAGTTTCACTTTCTTTTTCTTTTGTTTCAAGACCATCCCCGATAAAATCGTCGAATGTAATGTCTGAAATACTTAATTTTTCTTCGGTTTGTTTGGTTGCCATATCTACAAAGGTATT